AATTGCAATTGTGCCTAAGAGTTTAAATATATCCATTTCTCACCCACCTTTATTTTGGTGGAATAAAGCCGTTAAGAATATTGTCTGATTTTTTCACTGTGTCGTTAATATCCAGTTCTGACATTTCGGGCTTTGCTGTATTTGTCGTTTTCCATTCTTCATAAGGTTTCATTTCTGCGAATGGATTAGCAGCACAGGCACAATATAATTGCCAATTCTTGCGTTCGACCTCGTCGGCAATTATAAAATCAATGCCCTCATACAGCCGTTTGCCCTTTATCAATGTGTTTATAAATAAAAACGGGTTTGCATATTGTGAAAATAGCAAACCCGTAAATTTTATTGTGCCGTACTGAATAATTCTGACACTTCCACGAAAAAATCGTGCAATTCCTCTTTGGCGAAAAATTCCTTTATCATTCGCGTAAAGGGCACAAGTCCCATGTTTTTAATTTCGTCGATTGTAAGATTTGTGCACGACGCAAAGAACGCATAAATTGGTTCTTTTGCACTGTGCAAGCCTTTTATAAACACCGCCAAAAGCTTCATTGCAACCGCAATGCCTGAATCTTTTTTTAATGCTTCGGCTTTTTCGGCGGCTTTTGTGGTTTCTTTGGAGTTTCCTTTTTCTTGGCTTGCGTCAACAATACCTTTCAAGTTTTCTTGCTTGAATACCTCTGCAAATTTTTCAACGCCTATTGCGTCGGCTACGTCAACAAATGCAAAAAGGTGCTCCGCGCCCAATTCTTGAAATTCAACGATTTTATCATTCATAATACTTGTACCCTTTCATATTTAAAATTAATTGATTAAACTTCTGCTACAACTGGAAACCACCATTGCACGGGCAGCTTGTTAAGGCTTTGAGCGCTTAAGTCCTGCGTACAATCGAAAGTTATTGAATATGTACCCTGCTTTTTGTTTTCGCCTTTGAGTTCAAAAGCAGAAGTGCACAAAGCATTTGGCAATATGATAATGATTGCTTTGCCTGTTGCTGTGTATCCAACAAATGCCACATTATCAAGATAATCACTGTCTGAAATGCTGTCTTTGGTGACATAGCAGTCATATTCAGCATTTGACAAGGTTAAATCTTTAACCAAATGCAATGCTTGGGATATAATGCCCGCGGAGTATTCGGCAATGGTACTTTCAAGGCTTGCGCTCTCACCGACTTTTTGTTTTGAAATACCTTTAACAAGTACGGTAACGCCGTCAAGTTCAACGTCGACATACTCGGCTTCATATTTGAAAGTGCCGCCGCCACTGGTCGCACCTATAACAGTACCGCTCCAACCCAATTCATAATATGTCGCAATATCCGCAACTAATGGGCTTACTACCTTAGTGTAAACATCAACCGCTTTGGTGTAATAATCCTTTCCTGCTACAATAGCCTTATCCGTGGTTAATGTATAACCGTAAGTAAGGTTTTTGTAATAAGTTCCCGCACCCAAAGGGATATTTTCGGGTGTATTGCTTGTAACACCGTTGTTTTTTAACATTTAATTCGCCCCTTTAAATTCTTTTGTTGACAAAATAATTTGTATCTTTTTCAACTCTGCTTCACCCGTTAAAATTGGGTATGCAGTATCATAATTTATAGATACCGCAAAACCGTCTTGCAACGTCCGAAAGTCTGCAAAATGTTCTTTTATTTTGTCTTTGATTGTTAATAACTCGCCGTAACTGTTGCGTGTCCAACCCTCGACGATCAATTCACCTTCGGTATGGGCGTCTTCGCAACTGTAATCTGTTTCCCGATATTCACCCGTAAAGTATGGGTAAGCGGCTTTTTCGGCTTGCATGAATGAATAATTAATACCCATACTTTGCATTTCTGTACTAAATACTTCTAAAATCATTTACCCACACCCCCAAATAACGTATTTGCGTGATTTATAATCGTGGCTTTTTTATCTGCATACGCATTATGCAACGCGCGTGTTGGCTTCTTACCCAAAACAAAGTAAAATTCTTTACCGTTTTTTCCGTAAGACTTTTTAAAGGTATATTTGCTTTCAAAAAGTGACTTCGTCTTTGCGTCGAGCATATCAGTGCAAACATACCAACCGCCGCGTCGTCCGTCGCCCGCAAGCGCATATTCGCCCGTTCCGAATTCTTCCCATGCCGCGTTTTGTTCAGTGTTACCAATTGTAACGGTATCGCCTACAGAATTAACCGTATGTTTCCAATTGCGTTTTGTCTGTCCTGACTGTACACGGGTGTTGTGTATTGCTTGGCTTTCGATTTCTGCGCCCGCTTCTTCAAGGAATTGCGCCGTTTTATCGCTTATTTGTGCTTTGATATTAATGCTGTTATCCGTAAATGTAACGCCCATAATCAGACACCCACGTACTTCAAATAGATTTCAAGTTGTCTGTGTCGCTCCTGCGGGTCGTCAATGTATTTAACGTCGTACCGTCTGCCGCCGACTGTTGCCGACAACTCGGTTGCATCTTTATCAATAGCCGAATAATCACCGATAAAAACGTGCGTGCTTTCCTCGATTTTGGCGTTATACGTTGCGTATCTGCTGTCGCCGCTTTGCAAATCAAGCCAACCCTTTAAAGACTTATAATCAGTATAAGTTGTTATATCTTCACTGATTGCGCTTTTATCGGGCTTCTTGGTCTGCAATAATAATGTCGTGTTGCCGCCAATACTCATGTTTAAAACCTCGCTTTGCAATAAGGCTTTAAAAAGCCCATAAGTGCGGCGGGGTATCCGTTCACTGTGTTATTGGCGTCATTGTCATAATAAGTCACGTTATAGCGTGAAATACTTTCGCTTTTTACGCCGACCTTTTCGCGCTGCTCAAATTCCCATTTCAATAGATTTAACGCGCCCATTTTTACGTCGGGTGGATAGATTATTTTAGTAAACAAGTTGTTTGCACAATCGAATATATCGCCGTCAAGCGTCATTGTATCGGCGGTAATTGCCGTTACTGTGTATATCCCATTGTTTATGCTTGTACTAATTTCAACCGTGTCCCCAACATTTATATAAGCACTTGCGCCCTGCACGACCCCGCCGACAATGTCAGCATAAAATCGTACAAGGCGCTGTTGAAAATGGTTATTTGTGTATGACCGTATAAAGCACTCAATCGCACTTTCACGGCTCGACAACTCAAAATCGGTTTTATCGGGGAATTGCTGCTTTAATTCGCTTAATGTTAATATCATTTCCCCACCGCCTTAATTAATATTAGACTGTAGCTTCAACAAGAGAACGGCAAATTACGACTTTGGAATCGTCAGTCAATGCAACAACATAAATTCTGTCACCCGTAATTTCGGTTAAGCGTTTCTTTGTAACACGCTCGGTTTCAACATTGGTGTCACGTTTCAAGAAAATAGTCAATGCGGCTGTTTCGTCCTCTGTTTCGGTATCTGCTGTTAGCTTAACGATCGGGTTAAGATAATATGTGTTTGCGGCAACCGCGGCTTTTGTCCGCTCATAGTATGTTGCTATGTTGGCAACGTCGGGAGTTTCAACCGCTGTATATACCTCACCTGCTTTGGTGTAGTATGTTTTAGTGCCGTTCAAAGCAACGTCGGTTGTCAATGCATACTTTGCAGCTTCGGCGCTGTTCATCTTAACCTTGTTTGTCACCTTAATACGGGAATTTGCAATCATGCCGACCTCGCCGTCAACCATGATCTGATTGCCATAATTCTCTTTTGACTGGAATTTGCTATCAAGGCGTAACTGTGTCAATTGGTGTGGATGAATGAAAGTGACTTTCTCACTGTTTTCTTCCTCGTTAAATACATCAATAGCATTAACAAGTGTATCGTATCCAATTATCTTTGTGCTTTCGTATGACGTCGGTGCTTCATACAGCGCGGTCATTGCGTCAACGTCTGTTTTTGCAGTGATTGATTTTGCCATTTGGTTGTTAAGTGTACCAACGGGATTACCGTATCCGCTCAATGCGGCTTCATCGGTAATACTTCCACCGATACCTGCTTTCTTAACGGTATATGATTTTGTGCTTGTGGACATCGATCTGATCGGGATTTCCTCACCCTCGGCAACGGTTACGGCGTCGCCAATATATGCGGTCTTAGGTACTGTGATTGTGTCACCTGCGCGGCCTTGTAAAGAAGTGTCAAGCTTTGCATAAGGCAGCACTTGAACCTTGCTGTTGACCTTTTCGGTTATCATATCGCTCATAACCTGCGGGTCGATTAATTTTGATAATACTGTTACGGTGCTATCTACTGGCATAATAAAATTACCTCACTTTTACTTTTTTGTTGTTAATTATCTTTTAATTGCTCGTACAATTCGGGATTATCAGCGTGCAATTTGTTGCGCTCCAAATATCCCATTTTGGAAAATTGCTCTTTTGTGACTGTGCCTTTGTCGTCGTCACCTGCAGGAAGTTTATTGGGGTCAATTTTCTTTCTGCTATCGACCTCAAAATTTGTTGAATAGGTTGTTTTGATGGTACTGACGTCAATCCCTTTGATTTTGCCGTCACTATCAACCTTGATATCGGGGTTATCCTGCTTGATTTTAAACATCAAATAATCAATGTCTGTTGGTTTTGCTTTATTTGCCAACAATTCAAGCTTTATAGCGCTGTCGATTTTAAGCTTTGCGTTTTCTGCCTGTGCATCTGCAAGCTGCTTTTCGTAAGTGCTAATTTTGCCTTGCAAATCCTCGTTACCTTGTGTCGATTTTTTCATTTCATCAATCAACTTTTGGGCTTCGTCTGATTCTTTGACCTTGGTATCAAAATCGGTTTTTAATTTGCCGTATCTGATATCAAGGTTTTCCTCGCCTGACGTGAAAATCTTGTTGGTTTTCATGCCGTCCAAAATTGCCTTGATCTTGTCGTCCTCGACGCCTTGTGCTTTAAGTATTTCGCTTAAATCTGCCATGATAAAAATACCGCCTTTCTCAAAATAGGATTTTTACGCGTTACCTCGCGATTATTTGATTTACTTTGTTTTACGTCTAAACCTTTAACGACGGGTATAAAAAAAGAAAGCCATTATTTTTTATTTGGCTTCCTTAATTTTTGTTAATATGTCGGCTTTGCTTCTTAGCCCTGTTAAATCAATTCCGTTGTCCTCTGCAAACTGCTTAAGCTGTGGAATGGTCATGTTTTCCACAATCTCGGTAATGTCAAGCGCTGCCGATACGTCGGACGCTTCGCTTTGTGGATCGTCGACCTGTATACCGTCATCATGTGGCGGGGCGCTGATTGGCTTTGCTGTTTCGGGCATATCCTCGGCATATTCCGCGGCGTAATTACCCTCATTTCCGATAATTTCCAACGCCCTTGCGTCGCCAAACTCCCGAATGTTGCCGACGTTGTACCGTTCGCCCGTTTCTCTGTCCCTGCATGACTTTAAAAATTTGATTTTCATTTTGCATTTTCCACCTTTTTATAATATTTTTGTACAAAAAAAGCACCACACAAGTGATGCTTTGATTTGAGTTAATTTATTTTTTTATTCAGCCAGTCGAGAAGCTTATCGATTTTTAATTGTTTAGCAATAGTATCGATAAATTCGTTCCATGCTTCCGAAAATGTTTTATCTTCCATAAATAAAACCTTTCTGATTATATTATGATAATTGGTCAAGGATTGATTCACACATTAATCCAACAGAAGTGATTTCATATTTTTGGTCAAATCCTGATATTTGCAATTTTTCAGCAACAACATCTTCGATTTTATCCAGTTCATCATCTGTAAGATTATTTTTAAAGTCTATAACTAAACCCAAAGATTTCATAAATTCAATTTGTATTGATGTGAAATTCATAATCAATCACCTTTCTTTGTATATTTTTTGACTTTTGCTTTTCCTGTTTTCCAAACCGTTGTGATTTTACCGCTATCGGGATTTACATTAACTGTTGCATTCTGCCCGATAAATCTTTGACTTCTTCTGCCAAGTTCATCGGTCACAATATCACCGATATATAGTGGCTTTTCAAGAGCATTTAAAACGGCAGGCGTGTCAACGCCTCTTTCTTTTGCTTTATCAAGTGTATGGATTGAAATGCTTTTTATTTGAATCCCATTTTTTGCTACTGTTTTTATTATATCAGTTTCTTTAAGAATATTCAAATATTTTACTTTGAAATCTTCAAACCCTGAACAGTTTATGATTCCACCATCTTCATTATTCCACTTATTATATGAAGTTTCGCCCTTAACCGCCCACCGTGCGCGCTCTAATACAACACAGCGACAATTTATATCTAAAGCGGCAACGCCGAACCCGTGCGGATACTGTGCTTCATTACCGCCAACATTAAAAGGTTCGTCCAGTTCTTTTATTTGCCCGTCCAATTGCGCGTGTGCGTCGCGTGTGCGAATGTCAAGCGTGCTGTCCCATTGCTTAACGATATCCGCACCTTTATTTTTTGCAGTTTGCATACAACTATACTTTGCTTCGCTTGCAACTCTGCCGCCCTCTGTAACTGCAATGCGATATGATTTATAAAAATCTTCCTCGGTTATAAGGCTTAATTGTTTGGCTATTTCACCGTACCCGCTACCGTTTGCAATGCCACGTGACACTTCGCTTTTGACCGTGGTTTTAAGATCATTCATATTTTGATTGATGCGCTGTGAAAAAGTCATATCATCAATCGGATTTGTTATGCAATTTATCATTTCCGCTTGATCATGTGGGAATATCAATGGTGTTCCTTGACCCTGCATTGTGTACAAAGTGCCAATATATCCGTCCTTATATGTTTTGAGCAGATAAGCGTTAATATTTGCGGTATTATCAGACTTCAAAACATCAATAATTGCGGATATCTGCTTTTCAAGGCTTTGTTGGTATTCCAACTGATATATTTTGCTTTGGCTCATTTCGTCAATTTGCAAAAGCTGTATGCGCTTTTTAACGTCCGCAAGGGCTGTTGTATAACTTTGCTTTAGCTGATCCACAACGTCGCTTTCGTTGCTCAACAACAGCTTTTCAATTTCTTTTTGTCGCTCGTCCATCAAATTATCATCTTCCTTTGGGAAAAGCAAAAGCATTTTCCAAATATGTTAATTTGAAGCCATGATACAATAATGCTTTGACCATTTTCGATATATTTAGTTAAATAATGCTTTATCATTTAGTGCCACCACCTTCTATATTTTTATCAGTGACTGGTGAATTTACCAACGCTTCGCTTGCCGCGTTAAGGTCTATTTGATTATTTGGCAACTTATCCTTGATTTCCTCATAATCAATATCCATAACGTCACATATCGCCTTAACAACGGTTTCATTGTCAATCTTAGTTGCAATGTTTAATATGTTGTCAATCTCAATCTTTTTTGTTTCAGCTTCGATTTTCTCTATATTAACGTTGTCCGATTCATTTGTGATAATAGAACGTTCAAAAGCAAATGTAATATCGTCTATCGTATAACCCCAATCATTGGCTTTGTTGATTTCATCAAGCACTACCTTAACGATATTTTTAAGAAATTTCTTTAATTGCTTTTCCTTTTTGTTGCATTTCAGGTCAAGCAGCGCATATCGGGATTTTATAACAATGTTGGTTATATTACCGTCACCGACCTGTGCAGAATTTAAACCCATGCCAAAGCGATATATGTTTTTTTCGTCAATTTCCATCTTGACCTTACGGGCGTCGTATGGAATATCAACTGTTTTTATATCCAAGTCACCGTTATCACCAACGCCGACAACCTTTTTCGTTTTAACGTTGGTCATTAACTCGTCCATGCTGTTACCGCTGAATCCTTTAACCAATACAACACCCTCGGTTAAATCTTCAAGGTTATTTGACAAGCTGCAATTCATAAGGTCGTAATCATCAATTAACGCCTTAACGGGCTTTAAATCACTGAATTGCTTACGGTTATTATCAAAACGATAAAACGGGATTTCACCGAACGTGTCATATTCAACCGTGCCGTCCTCATCGGGCTTATATGTAATATGTGGCCGCGGATTGATTTTGTAACGGTCGTCTTTCGCAATAGTGTTCTCAACCATCGTGTAGTATGTTGCGCCGATATCGTCCCAATCTTGAATTGCTGTGATAGTTTTATCTTTTTCTATGCGTTCAACATAGTAATAAATTATGTGGTCTTTTGTATCTTTTGCGAATTTTGCAGGCACTTCAACAATTCCCACACCGTCAGCAAACATAAAGCAGCTCTTGCCGTCCTCGTCGGTGTATCTATACATATAAGCGCTACCCTCGGCGCTTCCGTATGTCAGCACGTCCGCCAATTCGGCGATAAATTCTTCGTTAAAATATGCGTTCAGCTTTGTTTGCAATTCGGGAAATTTTGTATTAACGATTTCTTCGGTATCTGATAACAAATATTGTGTTGCTTGGTCGACTAACTCGGTGAAGAACGGGTGTGCGATCTTTATATTGCTTTTGCTTTTGTCCTCTTCCAAAATTCCGTCTGCGTTATAAGAATATGCCTTATACTGCAATATGTCGTGATCAGCTTCATAGTAGCGTAACCCAACGTTTGCAATTTGCTTTTTGCGGCTGCACCTA